TGACCAAGATTAACAATCGTGGCAAGCCCGAGACCCGCGAACGCATTCAAGAGAACGGACAAGCAGCCGCACCAGCCACCATGCAGGCTGCTACAGGTATGCTCGTTTCCGGGCAGATGGTAAACCCCACGCTTACGCAGCAAGACTTGCGTGAGGAGGGTTTTCTCTCCAAAGAATACACCCCGATGCCAGACATCCCCATCCCGTCCCGCGACGAGGATACGTTCTTTGGCTACACGGTAGGTGAGTTAAAAAGAGCTATCAAGGGTGTAGAGATCAAAGGGTTTGAAAAAAACCCCTACATTCGCACCGGAATATCTCGCGGCGGTAAAGAGTCTTCTGCTTTTGGACCTATGCAGGTCACCTACACGACATTAGAAGACTTTAAGAAACGCAGCCCAGAATATCGTTTCTTGAGTGATGGCGATAAAATCTATGTTGACGACATGATCCAGCAGGGCAAGGACTTTGTCAACTTTCAAAAGTCTGGCGCTATTTACAGAAACGGTAAGCGTCAGAAAGTCTCCAAAGAGCAAGCTAAGAATTTAAGGGCGTACGGCAGCGGTACTATTGACCGCGCCCGCCACGAAGAACACTACGACCTTGTGTCTGACATGGTTCTTCGTCTCAAGTTATCAGACCACAAAACCCTCGAAGAAGCCTTGGCTTCCTACGGCGAGGGCAGAGCATACGCAAAGAAAGTGCTTAAAGGTCTGGACTGATCGCTGGCTACCCGCGAGTTCGCGGCCCCAGCACAACCGGAGCGGCTACCCACAGCCAAGTGGCCCCGCGAGTGAGGTAAGTAAATGGCAAAGAAAGTAAGAGGCCACCGTGCCAACAAAGCGAATGATTCGTTTGGAACCATTAACAATGATTCGCTGTATCGTGGTAAGTATCGCGAGGATGTCTACAAGGACGAGGACGAAGAAGAAACTGTAGAAGCTCAAGAAGCGGACCCCCAAGAGGCCACTCCGCAGGAAGAAGCAGACAGCTTTGTCGAAGCGAAAAAGGAAGAAACCCACGACTACAAGAAACGGTATGACGACTTGAAGCGTCACTATGACGAGAAGGTAGGCGAGTTCAAGACTGAAATCGAAACCCTTCGCAAGACCATGACCCAGCACGCGCAGGAAATGCCACGCGGGGTCACACCGCCAAAGACTGCAGAAGAACTGGAAGAGTTTAAGGAACGATATCCAGACGTGTTCGAGGTGGTGCAAACGGTATCGAGTCTACAAACCGAATCTCAGGTTGCACAACTCCGCGAGGAACTGGGTTCTATCAAGGAGCGGGAACAGGAGCTAGAAAAGCAGAAAGCCTTCGAGGAACTGCTACGTCTCCAGCCCGATTTCAACGATATCAAGACGGACGAAAAATTCCTTACTTGGCTCGAAGAACAACCGACTTCTATCTCCGATGGCATCTACAAGAACAATAAAGATGCACGTTGGGCGGCACGAGTCGTGGACCTCTATAAGGCCGATGTCGGCCTGACAACCAAGAAGAAAACCAAGTCTTCATCTGCTGCAGATGCTGTAACAAAAACCCCTGCACGACAGGTAAACACAGAAGCAACAGGTGATAAGAAGGTTTGGAAGGCTTCTGAAATCGGCAAGATGAAACCGTGGGAATTCGAAAAGGCAGAAGCCGAACTCGATGCCGCACGATCGGAAGGCCGAATCGATTACAACTCTTAAACCTCCAATAAAGGAAGGATGAACCAATGGCTTTTGGTACTGCTGCAGGTTATGGTAACCTGCCTTCCGGTAACTTTACACCGGAAATTTTTAGCCAGAAAGTTCTCAAATTCTTCCGTCGCGCTTCGGTTGCAGAAGATATTACGAATACCGACTACGCTGGCGAAATTGAGAACTTTGGCGACACGGTTCGCATCATCAAAGAACCAACCATCACCGTATCGAGCTACACTCGTGGCTCGGTTGTAAATCCGCAAGACTTGGCTGATGACCAGACAACTATGGTTGTCGATCAGGCCAACGCTTTTGCGTTTAAGATTGACGACATCGAAGAGCGTCACTCTCACGTCAACTTCGAGGCTCTTGCCACCTCTTCGGGTGCGTACTCCTTGAAGCGTAAGTATGACGGAAACATCCTGTCTGCTATGTTTGATGGCGCAGGTATCTCGTCCGAGACGGGTGCAGCTACTGCTACCGTATCTGGTCTTGGTACGCTTGCTTCGCCTCTCACTGGTCAGACTGGCGACAACCTCGTCAACATCATGCTCAAGATGGCACGTGCCCTCGACGATCAGTCGGTTCCGGAAGAGAACCGCTGGTTTGTTGCTGCACCGGCTTTCTACGAGAAGCTGTTTGGCGCAGGCGCTAAGTTCGCAGAAGTACAGGTCACTGGCGACGGCACTTCGCCGCTGCGTAATGGCCTCGTCATGCAGGGCAACATTGCAGGCTTTAACTGCTATAAGTCCACTGCGTTTAACGCTTCCGGTACTGATACCGTTGATGTAACTAGTTTGGCTGCGGGTGATTTCCCCGTCCTTGCCGGTCATATCTCCTCAACTGCAACCGCTTCGCATATCGCGAAGACTGAAGTTGTACGTTCAACTGAAACCTTTAGCGACATCGTTCGTGGTCTCCACGTGTTTGGACGTAAAGTCCTTCGCCCGGAAGCCCTCGTTCGTTCCGTTATCACACTGTAAGGGAGGACTGAATAATGGCGACTATTGATCGTACCCCTAATGGTGGGACCGCCGGACATCCGGCGAATGTTGCACGTCCTTACGTGATGACTTCTCAGGTTCACGACACCGCTGATGGTGGTGCTGGTGGTGATGTCATTCAATTGATTGATGTTCCCGCAGATACCATGATCGTTTCTGGTGTGCTGGAAGTTCTTGAGGCTCGTAGCAACTCGTCAGTCACTCTGGATATTGGTTTCACTGGCGGTGACGTAGACTGTTTTATTGACGGTTCTACCCTCGCTGCTGGCTTCACCCCGTTTCTAGAGGCTGCTGCAGGTGCTTCCGGTTCGAACGCACGTGTTCTGACCTCTGCAGACACTATCGATGCACTTATCATCGATTCCGGTTCTACTGGTGAATCTGCTGCACGTTTCCGCATTCACGTGGTTCTTGTAGACATTTCCAAGAACCCTGTTGAGTCTGCCACCGTTTCGACTGGCACATAACAAACCTTGTCTTGGGGGCCACGTGCCCCCTTGACATTATTTTAATTACATGATAAAAGCAGGAACCCCTTGCCGGGGTAAACCCCATAGGAGCGTTCCTGATGAATTACATAACAAGTAACATTCCGTATTTTAAAACTTGGGTGCGGAGAGAATACACCACGAATCACGATAGATATCAGGGTGAATTCTTACATGCAATGGCAATAGGAGTCACGACTCTGCCGATGCGTACCCTGTCCTTTCAAGTTCTATTTACGGGTTGCGAGGAAGATGAGAATGTACACGGCGGAGCTATGTGGGCGCGTATGCCCCTCACAGCTTTAGTAGGAGACACACCCCTAGATGAATGGCCCGAACCTATTCCTACTTATCTGGCACAGCCGTGGGACTGTCAGTCACATCACCACTCAGTATTTGTCCTCAACAGAGGTACGCCCTGTCCGTGGCTGGCAAAGATAGACGGAGAGTTTTATCCGGCTAAATACTACTTCACTGTAGACTACACAGATACAGAAGTAGCGGACGATCCAGCACAGCACAAACAGAGTCACGTACTTGAACTACTGGACGCTGGCAAGTGGACAGGCAACATGGTTGCCCTTCCTAACAATCGAGTCAGGGTGACTAATCCTGCATGGTTTGTAACGGGCGATGGCCCACCGGACTTCACTCCTAGTCAGTGGGTCCACCATTCTAAACAAGACCCGAATTACGTTAGCGATACGGCACGGGTATTCGACAACCTCTACGCGGAGAGCGATTATGAAGAAGATGATGATGAAGAGTAAAGGCATGGCCCGCGGTGGACGTATGAAGTCAAAGGGCATGGCTCGTGGCGGTAAAGCCATGAAGTCAAAAGGCTACGCAAAGGGCGGTGCAGTAGGCGGTAAAAAGAAAAAGGCAGCAAAGAAGCCTACCATGAGCCTTGCATCGATTCGTGCTGCTGCCAAGAAAAAAGGCTACAAGCTCGTAAAGGCGTAGTCAGATGGCACGTCGCGGACTATATGCCAACATTGCAGCCAAGAAACGTCGCATCAAAGCTGGTAGCGGTGAGAAGATGCGTAAGCCGGGAAGCAAAGGCGCACCAACATCCGGCAACTTTAGGCGTGCGGCACAAACTGCAAGGAAGAAGTGATGGCACGCAAAGCCGATAAAATGCCCGCTCGTAACAAGAAGAACTTTCGGCCAACGAAAGCAGGAGCGGGTATGACTAAGGCCGGGGTGGCTGCGTATCGTCGCAAAAACCCCGGTTCTAAACTGAAGACTGCAGTCACTGGCAAAGTTAAGCCCGGAAGCAAAGACGCAAAGCGGCGCAAGTCATTCTGTGCCCGTTCTGCTGGACAGATGAAGAAGTTTCCGAAGGCTGCAAAGAATCCGAATAGCCGCCTTAGACAGGCGCGGAAGAGGTGGAAATGCTAACTGCGCTGATCGGCCCGATAGCCAATTTAGCTGGTACATGGCTAGAGGGTAAGGTCGAGAAAACAAAGGCCGAAACAGGGGCCAGAGTCGCACGAGCGAAAGCTGAAGCGACCATTATGGAAAAGAAAGCCACGGGGGAACTTGAGTGGGATTTAGAAATGGCACGTGGAAGCCAGTCATCGTGGAAAGACGAGTGGCTGGTTATTTTGTTTTCAGTGCCGCTGATTCTTGCATTTATACCGGGCATGGAAGGGGTGGTAGCTAATGGATTTGCACAACTCGAAGCTATGCCGCAATGGTATCAATATTCTCTGGGGATTATCGTTGCTGCCTCATTTGGCGTTCGTAGCGCTACTAAGTTCTTTGGAAAGAGGTAAGCATGGCCGAAGTCACTATGGAAAGAATACTACGGTGGAGGATACTCCCCCGTTTGATGATGTTGGGGATGTCGATCTCAGCGTGGCGCGTAGTGGAGTGGTTCATGGGAATACCAGACCCGACAAGTCAACAGGCAGCACTTGTAAGTGTGGTGACGGGAGCCATGACAGGTGCGTTTGCGGTATGGATGGGACATGAGGCAAAAGAATGAAGTATAACACATCACATTTTCTAGATAAGCTGATTGCACACGAGGGTTTAGTCCTCACTGTATATCAAGACACTCTCGGCATCGACACTATTGGTATCGGGCGCAATTTAAAAGACCGAGGGATCAGTAAAGAAGAACTCGATTACATGGACATTCCGTCGATGGCTATCGTGTACGAACACGGTATCACAGAAGCGGATGCACGATATCTTGCCATGAACGACATCAAGATCGTAGAAGACGAGTTGTGCCGCGTACAACCTGTCGTCAATGAGTTGGACGCAGTGCGACAACTGATCCTGATGGACATGGCCTTCAATATGGGCGTGCCACGCCTCTGTAAATTCAAAAAGATGTGGGCTGCGATCCACGAGCAACGGTTCGATATCGCATCGATTGAGATGCTCGATTCCCGTTGGGCGAAACAAGTCGGAAGACGAGCGACTAAGCTCTCTGACGCAATGAAGAATGGAGAGTTTTGATGGCCCCTCGCAAACCATCAAAACCTAAGAAAAAGACCAAGAGCCGCGTCAACGAGGCTGGTAACTACACCAAGCCTGCAATGAGAAAGCGTCTCTTCAATCGCATCAAGGCTGGTGGCAAGGGCGGTCGTCCGGGACAGTGGTCGGCGCGTAAAGCCCAGATGCTTGCGGCAGCTTACAAAAAAGCAGGGGGCGGCTACAGAGACTAATGCAGCACGCCTTTCTCCTGTTTGTCTTTCTTGGGCTGGGGGATGATAAGCGTCTAGTCAGTAACGATTTGTATTTTCGCGACCTACGAGAGTGCAAGTGGTACGCACAAAAGCTACACGAACAAGGTCGAACGGTCACGGCATACTGCCTGCCGAAACTAGTAAATGATAAAGTACGAGTCTACTAATGCTTGCCGAACTCGCTGCCGCAAACGCCGCCTTTGCTGTGATCAAGAGTGCTGTCCAGAACGGCAAGGAGATTGCCAGTGCTGGTAAGGCAATTGCCAACTTTGTAGGTGCAAAGGAGCAACTGCAGAGAAAGGCACAGAGAAAGGGTGGCGGCTCTGACCTCGAAGAGTTTATGGCTCTCGAACAGATACGCGAACAAGAAGAACAACTAAAACAGATAATGATTTATGCTGGTCGCCCCGGACTGTGGGGTGACTGGCAACGCTTTCAAGCGAAGGCACGGGTTGCCCGCAGAGAAGCAGAAGAAGAGCGCATACGAAAGCACAAGCACCATGTCGAAGTGGCTATCATAACATTCGTGTTGATTGTGTTAGCAAGTGTCTTTGCTGCTGGCGTCTTGTTAATTTTGCACTATCAAGGTAAGATATAATTTTTCTTGTAAATTTTATGTATTTATGCTACAATACATGTAGTCAGGAGATATCATGCACAAATTAGCAATAGAAGCCCTACGACATAAGTATCAAGCGGACATGGCAGATGCAGAGTTTGTATTTCAAGTTTACTTTGATCGTCCTGCTGGCGTCGGTGAACATCCGGGTCTTTTGCAAGAAATGGATACAGCGCTTGAAAAGTGGGGAGAAGCACAGGACAAGTTAGCCGCACTCGCTACGCTTACGATGGAGATAGATGATGCCGAAGAAGAAGAGCCAGCGGTCGTTATCAGCGTGGACTAAACAGAAGTGGCGTACGCGTAGTGGCAAGCCGTCCACACAAGGTCCAAAAGCAACCGGGGAGCGATATCTACCGGAAAAGGCCATTAAGGCACTCTCCGCGAAAGAGTACGCTGCTACGACTCGCGCAAAGCGTAAGGCGACGAAGGCCGGTAAACAGGTTTCGAAGCAGCCTAAAAAGATAGCGAAGAAGACACGTGCGTACAGGAAGGTACGATAGTGGCTACTAAACTTGTTACAAAGTCAGTTGACCTGACCACTACGAACCAGACGACGATATATACGGTGCCTGCTAATCACTCGTCTGTGGTTCAGGCTATTATTTTATCTAATACGGACTCGACTAATCGAAACATACTTATACAGAGAAACGATGGTTCTAGCACCTTTAACATATTCGAGGCACGTGCTGTGTCGTCTAATTCTTCTGTAGCGCTGACAGATATGAATTCTCCATTGTTCTTAGACGCAGGAGATATCATATATGCCACAGCGACAACTGCCAATACTATACTCGTGACCGTCTCTGTAGAAGAGCGTTATGACCCTAATAAGGTGTAGACTATGACTGCAAAGTCTAACTATTTAGAGGGCAAGATAATCGAACACGTTCTTAGGAATGTATCATACACTTCGCCATCTACTGTCTATCTTGCGCTACACACTGCTAACCCCGACGAAGATGGGAGCGGCACGGAGTTATCTGGTAATGGCTATTCTCGTAAAGCTATAACCTTTGGCGCTCACAGTGGTGGAATATGTAAGAATACTTCTACAGAAACTTTTACAGCCTCTAACGGCAACTTTGGCGCAGTGACACATTTTGGAATTTGGGACGGGCCGACTGCAGGAGGGAGTCCTGACAACCTTTTGTACTACGGTTCTCTAGTAACATCACAGACTGTTAATGACGGAGACAGCATAGTATTTAGTGCAAATTCAATCACTATACAGGAGCAATAAATTATGGCCCTTGTACTTGCTGATCGCGTTCGAGAAACGACTACTACCACAGGGACTGGTACGTATACTTTACTAGGTGCAGTGACAGGCTTTGAATCTTTTTCTTCTGTAGGAGATGGAAATTCAACGTACTATTGTTGCACAGACGGAACTGACTTTGAAATTGGTGTAGGAACTTACACAGCTTCTGGTACGACGCTGTCTCGTTCAGACACAAATGTCTTACAATCTAGTAACAGCGATAACCGTGTAGATTGGGGTTCTGGAACAAAAAATATTTTTGTTACTCAACCGGCAAACAGAGCCGTGTTCTTAGATGAAAACGGAAATATTTCTAATACCGGCATAATCGACGCTGGGACGTATTAAAGGAGTGTAAAATGGCGTCCACCATTAAGATTAAACGTAATACCACCAACAATGACGCGGCAACAGCGAATGATATCGCACAAGGCGAATTAGGATTTACCGAAGGCAATCAGATACTCTACTATCGTGATGCCTCTGATAACATCCGCGTAATCGGTGGTGAGGGTGCATTCCTGCGCTCTAACACAAACGATACCATGTCTGGTAACTTGACAGTTACAGGCAACCTAACTGTCGAAGGTACAACGACTACCGTTGATTCTACGACGGTTACTATCGCTGATCCCTTCATTAAGTTGTCGAAAGATAATTCTGGCAATTCATCCGATATCGGATTTTATGGTAAGTATGTTGAATCATCCACTACTAAATTTGCTGGTCTTGCAAGGGATGCTGATGACTCCGGTAAGTTTGTTTTGTTTGATGGCTTGCAAGCAGAGCCAACGTCCACTGTAAATACGAGTGGCACAGGCTTCAACAAGCAGACACTGATAGCAAACATCGAAGGCAACCTTGCTGGTTCACCGACTATCACAGCAGCAGAGGTTGCTACCTCGTTTGATATGAACGGTAACGAGTTGATCCTCGATGCAGATGGCGACACCAGCATCACGGCTGACACTGATGATCAGATAGATATCAAAATTGCTGGCTCTGATGAACTGAAGATAACAGGCACAGCGTTTTCTCCTGCTTCTAACGCAGGACAAGACTTGGGTACATCGTCACTGAAGTTTGGTAATCTGCATATAAACGCAGCAGTTAATACGGCGACTATTTCTGCATCTGGTCAGATTACAAGTACGCTGGCAGACGGCACGGCACCGTTTGTTGTAGCATCAACAACAGAGGTTGCCAACCTGAACGCGGCTACCGTAGGTGGCAAATCGGCACCGAGCGGCACGATTGTCGGAACATCAGACACGCAAACCTTGACCAACAAGACCCTGACGTTACCGCAGATCAACGACACATCCGCAGACCATCAGTACGTGTTTGCTGTCAGCGAATTAACCGCAGACAGGACGGTTACGTTGCCGTTGCTTACCGGGAATGACGAGTTTGTCTTCAAGGATCACACTCAGACCCTTGACAACAAAACCATAGACGGTGGGACTTACTGATGACGCAGCTTAACGACACCAGCACTGTCCATGAAGTACAGTGTCAAGTCCAAGAAAATCATCTAGGTGAACTTCTTGGTCGTGTTATCGACATGGAAACAAAACTCAACATGGCTGTGTTTCAGAATCAAAAACTTCGTTCAATGCTCTCAGGTTATGAAGACGCGAAGGAGAAAGTCGAAGACTGGAAGAAGAAATACGATGCCTTAAAAAGTAATGCAGTTGCATTTGAAACGGGCATGGACGAGGCAAGGGTCGAGTTAAAAAAAGTAAAAGCAGAAAGGCAGGCTGCACAAGAAGAAGCAGCGGCGCTACGAGAAGAAATAGCAGCCTTAAAGGCTCCCAAGCCAAAACGTAGGACTCGGAAAGTAGCTAATGGCGAATACAATCCAACTCAAGCGCAGTAGTACCGCTTCTGATACTCCATCTGCAGATGATCTATCTGTTGGCGAACTGGCAGTCAATACTGCCGATGCCAAGCTGTTTACAAAACATACTGACAATTCTATTAAGGAAATTACCGGTAGCGGGACTATCGCCTCGCAAGATGCGGATAGTGTGAACATTGATGGCGGTGCTATCGACGGCGTGACGATTGGTACGAACAGCGTGGTCACTGATCTGCGTGTCGATAATCTAAAGATAGACGGAAACCAACTTTCAAGCACAGGTTCAAGCGGTTCCCAGCGAGATATTTACATACAACCAAACGGAGGTGGAACTCTGCAGTTGATGTCGCACAATATCCTAGTGGGCGATATTAACACTGACGTTACTCTAAGCTCTTACGGGACTGGTGACTTAACACTTAATACAAACAGCGGCACCAACTCTGGTTCTATCGTTATTGCAGATGGCGCAAACGGCAACATCTCTCTGACGCCTAACGGCACTGGCTCTGTTGTTTTAGACGGTTTAAGCTACCCGCAAGCCGATGGAAACAACGGCCAAGTTCTCACCACAAATGGTTCAGGTACATTATCATTTACCACAGTGTCCG